AGGGGAGAGTCGGGGGTGTTGCGTCACGCTCAAAAAATGACCCCCCCCTTCGCAAATTGCACGATTGACACAACACACGCAAATTTTCATCCATGTCACTGCCACCCAATCGCTTTGGAATAATGTGATCAATGTGCATTGAACCATCAACCTGACTGCATAATTGACATGTCGATTGATCCCGTTGCAATATGCGGTGCCTAATCTGCCGCCATTTTGCAGTGCTGCCATTTTTCCAAGCCTTAGACATCACGCACCAACCGATCAATTGAATTCCAGGCTTCACGCATTGCATGGCGTTTTGCCATTGGCATGCTTTTATGGTGCTTCAATAATACATCAGTGGCACATGGGTATTGCCTCATTGAATTGCCTTTCAATAACAATTGCAATGGTGTATCAAATACGATCAATTTTGTTTCCACATGGTATCGCTTAGCGAGTGCCAGCCAAAACATTCTGTGTGTTTTTATGGTATGAGTGCCATCTGCAATCACATTTTTTCCATTCATAACCGCTTTAATAGCCTTTGATCTAATAGTAGCCATGTAATAATCTACATCTAAATCCTTATCAACCCTTACCAAATCCGCTGAATAAATGTGTTCATTACCTGTTTTGTTTTGTTTTAACCAAGTTGTTTTGCCAGCAGCAGGTGCCCCCATCAATACGGTTATCATCAATAATGTTTGAACTTCATCCAATATGCCCAGGCTTGGCATGGGGTTTGATGTCTGTGGGCAATGTATTTTAATCCCAAATCAATTTGTTTCATTGGGTTTTTTTCTTTTAAACCAAGCATCTGAGGAATACCAAATGCACTTGATTTTTTGTTTTTTGCTAATGGATTCCAATTGCTTTCCTTCATCCATAATTTTTCAAGGCATGTGAATTGTTTGTAATCAATAACTAATGTGTGAGCATATAGTTTGTAATAATCTGCATCAGTTTTTGACCAACTATTTTGCACACTGGTTAATTGCAGTAGCAATAAACACACTGCTCCCATTAGGATGCCGCACCTGGAGATTTTCTGCCCTGCATCTCCAGCGGGCATTGGCGATCCTATTGGATGTGTCAAGTGCATGAACATAATCGCAGGTCAGACGGCAAGTGAAGCCTGGCCATCTTAAATTGCAATCTCATTGATCATCTTTATCCCCAGGCATCCACAACCTGTGCATTCCATTAGATGCAATCCAGGGGGCAGTGTTTTAATTACATCAGGTTTTAATTGCCACACCGTTTTCATTTTCTTAGCATCTGATCCCTGGTGTTTTGCATAATTTAAACAAATGCTGCAATCAAATTGATGGGGCATATTGGCTCCGCATTAGGGTTTCAATTGGATGCAAATTAATCTGACTGACCCACCATGCATCATCCTTGGAATGGCGATATTTGGGGCGTTTTGCCGCTGATATAGGAATCCAACCAATGACCCGCATATTTGGTGCCATGCCAACGACCAGCACCGCAATATCTGAATCCCGATCCTTGGGATGCACAATCAAGGTGCCACCCAACCAGGCAGTCCAGCGCACCTCAATATCAGCCCCAACATCAGCAATTGATTTAAAAGTGTTGCAGGTCGGTTTAAAATCGTCAAATCCAAGTGCCTTGGCAACTGCAATTTCAGCCGCCACTGCACCGCTATTTGCCATCACATTTCCAAAATAATTTGTGTCGGTTGATATTTTGTAAGAGTTTTCATAACCCTTTCGCCTGGATGTTTCAACCCTTTCCAGGCCAACCCTGGCAGACACAATTTCATCCGCCTGGGTTAATGTCACCATGATCATTGCTGCCTGCGGTTTCGCAAATAGCACCTGCGACAAAGCACCAATTCATCATCAATGATCCGCACCGTTTCCTGGATTGGATATGGCACAAAACATGAATCACAAACTGATGCCGCTTTATCGCCTAATATCTCACCATTTTCGGTGATATGGATTGATTGGCCATTGCGTGAAATTGATATCCCGCCCATTTTAATTCCAAATTGGCTTGCATGGGCTGACCTTCGCACCACAAACAAATCCTGAATATGATTTGCCAGTTTTTGAATTTACGCCCATTTTTGAAATCATAAACCCATGATCACATTGCGGTGATTGGGCTGGTTGGGTATTGGTAGCAATTTGATCCAAGGTTTGTTCAACCGCAACTGCCATGGCAATTGGCTCACCTGGTTGGGGATGTGCGGATGTCGCAGTGACCCGCTGCATTTCCTCAAATGATGCTCTAGGCACACCCTCAGAAAACTTGCTAAAATCCCCAGTGGCTAATGCTCTACCAATTCCTGATGTAATTGCGTTTTCCGCTGGAAACCGATTGCTAGATGTCCTAATTTCCTCAGCAAAATCAGTTGCAAATGGCAGTGGGTCGCTAATCTCTTTGTAAATATCACATTGGGCAATGTAGCGAGTGCCATCTTGGTAAATTAATTGAGTGTTGATTCGCCCATTTGGGTATTTAACCCAAAATTGCTCAATTCTTTCAGCCACGGTGGAATAATTATCGAGTGGCATTGGTAATCCTCTGAACAACATCCCTGGTTACCGCAATACCCCTGGCAAAACCCCTGCGGCTGCCTTGGGTGTCACCCCTTTTAAACCCTAGTTTAAAGCCCATCAGTAGGCCAATAGATGCCCCTGATAAGCCAACCAAGGCAATTATCATGCTTTGATTCATTTGTTTGCTCCCGATCATAACCCCCGCCCGAATAGCAGGTTGAAATCAGTATGACATCCAGGTCTGACATGTGGCAATGACCAACACGCCCAATGGCCTATTTACGCAATTTTGGTTTTTGTGGCTTACGCTCATTTTTGGCCAGGATTAACAAAATTTGATCCACCCTGTTACTCAAAACCCTTAATTCATCCCGAAGGGATTTTCCACTATTGGGAAGTAATTCAATCAAAATTGATTTGGTCACTACTTTCATGCATGAATAGATTGCAGCCACCAATGCAATTGCGCACCCGATAACTGCAACCCATTCATTTGGTGTCATTATTTACTGCCCACCCCAAAATTTGCATCATTTGGATTTAAATAGCGAATTAACACTGGCACTACGGCAGCCAAGCCACCCATTGCCATTGCTTTAACATCCCCGCCTGACATATAAACTGCCAACGCCGCTGCGATATAACTACGCAACCAACTGGCAACCATCAGTTTTAATTTATCCATTATTTACCTTTCCCTAGGTTTAACTTTTCAATCAATTCAGCGCATTTGGCTTCATTGAATGAAATCTCAAAATGCATTTCATCCTTGCGGTTTTTGTAATCCCCACCCCAGGTCAGCCCATATTTTTTGGCCAGTGCTTGAATCATGACGGTTTGCATGACCGTAAATGTGCCTGCATGACCCAGGGGATGTTTTGCCGCATTTAAATCAATCGCAGTGCCTGATGAATGATTGCTCAATTTGTCGGATGATCCACGCACATTCCTAAAACAATAACCCCAGTCATCTAATGCGCCCTCATCTATTGGCTCAACATGTTGATGAAATTCTGCTGCAAATGTGACCAGCAATGGCGCAACCTTTTCTGCGCACCTCAATTTAATTTTGGTGCCAGGCACTGCAAATGACTTAATTCCAATTGCCGCTTGATCCTGGGATGCTGGCCAACCATTTTGACTAATCAATTTAATCTCCACAATCCTTCAAGATTATGCTAAGAGTAATTTAGCCTCGTCAGCGGTTATGCCTAACTTGTCAAGTAATGCAGATTTGTCGGATTCTTTGATTGCATCCTGCTCAGCCTTCCAAGCATCAAATTTAGCAAAACCTGCTTCAAATTGTTTTTTAGTTATTGGCTCACATTCAACAAATTGGATACCTTCAAAGTCATTGCCATAAATTGCCCAACCGCCATTTGGAATCAACATATTTAATACATCTGCTCCACTTGCCATTTTTATGCTCCTATTTCCATCAGAATTATTGTGCTTAAAGCAAATTGATTTGCATACACATTTCCAACACCCGCAGCATTAAGGATTCGGGTTTTGTAAGTTGTCGCAGAAGTCGTGGCAGGAGTATCTAAAATGGAAGCAGATACTGCGCCAATATAATTAGTTGCTGATGAACCAGTGCTTCCTGCATAACCAGTTAAAAATGAAGATGGTGAGGTTATTGATGTTGCACCTCTGAAAACATCAACATTGATGTAAGTATCACCATTTGCTTTGCCAACAATTTGATTCACTAAAACTAAAACCTTGCTTGATGCAGATGATGGGGTTATTGTTGCAGTTAATCCAGTATCAATATAACTTGCTGTTGTGCTGTTGGCTTCAGTTGCGGTGCTTCCATAAACAACTTGTAAAACTTTG